TTAACTCACAACCTCCCTCCCATTCCTAAACACATAGCTCAACGAATCATCAAGGTTCACTACGACCTTCTCTATTACCGCAATCCAAAGTGGCTCATCCCACTCGTCGATTACCAAAGGTCTATCCTTTATATCATAAATAAAACGATCCAGTATCTTGGACTTAGCCACTAACCGTTGCTTTTCCAGCTCCAAGAAGTCGATCCTTGCTTTCGCTAGAGTGTAACGTTTTAGGTATTTGTCATTTAGCCTCTGGAAAGCTTCCTGATTCAACCCACCGCGAGCATTCTCTGCAATGGCTTTTCTGGATAACTCTGCAACGACTTCAACTTCATCTAGGAGTTTAGTAAGCTCACTCTCGATTCCGGTAATATCACAAATGGTGGTTTGCGCAAGTCTGCAGTCTTCAATCAAACAATTTCTTTCTGCCATAAGTGAGTTGAACGCTTTCAAGAATCCGGCTTTTACTCTATCCTCTTTGACAAATGTGGTTCTGCACTTATCCTTCCCTTTATACTTGTCATTACATTGGTAGACCTCTTGTCGGTATGTTTTGTTTTCTTTGTAACTAGCCCAAACCTTTCTACCGTAATACCCTCCGCAATCTCCACAAACTAGCTTACCCGCCATGGGTCCTTTGCAGCGACCGGGAATATTCATTTTCTTGCGTCTTTCCATTTCATATTGAACCAGGTCCCACTCTTCTGGATCAATGATCGCTGGATGGCTTTCTTCAATGTAATACTGTTGTACTTGGCCTTGATTCTTTACCGTTTTCTTCGTGAGGAAGTCTGCACAGAAGGTCTTTTGTAACAGCGCATCGCCTTTGTATTTCTCGTTCGTCAAGATAGAATTTACGACACACTCCTGCCACCGTTTCTTTCCTCCGGGTGTGGGGATGTTTCTTTGAACGAGAATACTAGCTATAGCATTAGTCGTTTTACCCTCCATGTAAAGCCGGAAGATGGTTCGAACCACTTCTGCTTCTTCTGGGACGATTTCAGGTAAACTATTTTTCCCTCTTTTGTACCCAAGGAAACGACCATAGGGTAAGTTGAATTTGCCATCGGCCATACGTTTTCTCTGACCCCAAGTGACGTTCTCGGATATCGAACGGCTTTCTTCTTGAGCTAAGGACGACATGATGGTAATCAACAATTCACCCTTGCTATCCATGGTATAGATGTTCTCTTTCTCAAACCAAATCTCGACTCCGTTTTCTTTGAGTTTGCGAACAGTGGTAAGACTATCTACTGTGTTCCTGGCAAAGCGACTAACTGATTTGGTTACCAATAAATCAAACTTCCCTGCTAACCCATCTGCCACCATCTGCTTAAAACCCTCTCGCCTTTTGGTGTTCACAGCGGAAATTCCTTCATCGGTATACATGCCAACAAACTCCCAATCAGCACGAGCTTGGATGAACTTGGTGTAGTAATCTACCTGTGCTTCGTATGAAGTCAACTGCTCCTCACTATCCGTGCTCACCCTAGCATATGCAGCTACTCGTCTTTTGTGGGAAGCATTTCTCGTTTGTGCTGACATAGTCGGCAGGGATGCCGGTATCACTCTCACACTAGCCATATCGTTTGACCTCCTTAGCTTTTTCTCGGGCTTTCTGTTTCATCTCATCTGTCCAACTCTCCCGTCTCGATGGGTTCTCCAAAGATAGGAGTTTCTCGGTTCCATTTTTGAATTTGAATCGTATCAACCCGTCATCTGGTAGTGAGATGGCGGTTATTTTGCTTATAAAGGTTTCTTTATCGTAGGTTGCTAGCTGAAGTGCTTCTACACATTTAACCTTCAAGATTTCCTCGGAGATTCTTTTGGCATCGCAGTGTTTTTTCCCCTTCGTCTTGTAAGTAGCACAGACCCAGACGACTTTTGCATATTTCCCACTTCCACTAGTCTTTCTGCGATAACTCGCACCACAACGTTCACAACGAATCATCTGGCTGAATTCACTCTGCGTATTTGCTCGTACAGGGTACAACTCAACCCTTCTAGCAATTTCAGCTTGAACTTTCTGGAAAGTCACCTCATCAATGATTGACTGATGTGACTGCTTTACATAATACCTTGGCAAGACCCCTTTATTCGTTTTGTATCGTTTGGTAAGATGATCTACCACATATCCTTTTTGTAATAACAAATCGCCCTTGTACTTCTCATTCCTAAGCATCCCAGATAAGGTCATCTCGGACCAGGTACCACCGTTCTTTGCTTTTATGCGCGCTCGATTTAGCTTCTTCGTGATGGCATTCAGGCCCAATCCATCCAGATAGTCTGCAAAAATCATCTTCACTATTTTTGCCTCTACTGGATTGACGACTAAGGTGCCCTTTTTGAAGTCATAACCGTAAAGTCGAACGTTGCTAGATAACTTACCCTCTTTGAACACTTTACGAACACGCCATTTGCAGTTCTCAGAAACGCTTCGGCTTTCTTCCTGGGCATAACTCGCCAAGATGGTCAGCATCAACTCACCGTCTGAACTCATGGAATGAATGTTTTGTTCTTGGAAGTAAACATCGACTCCATGCTTCTTGAGTGATCTCACCGTCTCTAGTAGGGTGATCGTATTACGAGCAAAACGGCTAATGGTCTTAGTTATAACCATATCAATTTTCCCTTGGCAACAGTCTGAGATTAAGCGTTGAAACTCCGGTCGAGTATCACGGGTTCCGGTCTCTGCTTCGTCAGCATAAACACCAGCTAATTCCCATTCGGGTTTTGATTGAATCAAGTTGTTGTAATAGCTAACTTGTGCAGATAAAGAATGGAGCATCTCTTCTTTTCCACTGGAAACTCGAGCATATGCTGCAACACGTGTCTTTTTCATACCCTGCTGCTGTGCTTCAATGACTGTGATTTTTCGTTTCATAGTATCCTCCTTTCGTGTGACTATCTATCACTCTTTTCTTGATAAATAGCAAGTCTTATTAAGGAAGATACTAGAGAATGATAAACCATATTTTGTAGCCATAAGATCATTGATTCTTTGAAACTCAGCATCAGTAATGACGCCTTCTGCAAGCCAATTCTTAAAAATCGTTAGAGACGCATTATAGCGAATCACTGCATCCATCTTAGTCATGATTTAAACTCCGGGACTGACCATAACAAGCTCTCGAACAATATTTGCGATTGGCATTACCATAGCTTGAGAATTCCTTATGGCATATCACACAAGTGAACCGGTAAATAGCTTTTCTGCGAATCGCTTCCGGATGTTTTGCCCACCACTCTGATCGACACTTGTCTGAGCAAAACTTCTTTCTTTTCTTTCCGGGTGTTTGTGTAAGAGGATAGCCACAGTTCGGGCAAACTCCATCCTCCTGACGCAAAGTCTGTTTCGCGATATATCCATCTCCGAGACCTTTTCTCCTACAGTGTGATTTAATGGTATTCAATGGTAAGTGCAGTTCTTCTGCTATGCTTGTATAGCTTTTACCCACGCTTCGCATGGCTTCGATTTTCTGCTTTTGTGAGTTTGTCATAAGATTACCTCCGGCTTCAAAAAGTAGGAATGATTCATCCCTCTATATAAAGCCGAAAAAGTTAACCCCCATAATAAAAATAGCCCCATCAAACCAATTTGGTTTGATGGGGCAGTTAACTTTATTCACTTTTTATGTATCCGAAAATCCATGTTTGTTTACTAGGGGATTATAACCTTTAAATCAACAATTTGTGTTGGGTTTTTTGAAGGATATTAATATTTCAATATTGAATTGAACCAATAAATATAGTATGATTCTAAATTTTTGAGGAGGGTTCGAATGCTTAACATTCCAGTTAAGGTAACAGATCGTCTTATAGCAGGTATTAAAAAGTTTCAGCCAATACTAACTAAAGCACGCGATCGTGATATTAACGAGAGTGATACGGTTGTCATAATCAATGATGTTTTATCTGAAGTCTTTGGTTATGATAAGTTCGAAGAAATTACATCAGAATTAACAATCAAACATACCTTCTGTGATTTGGCAATCAAACTTGATGGAGTAATTCGTCTAATCATTGAAGTGAAAGCGGCTGGAATGGTGCTTAAAGAGCAACACACAAAGCAAGCAGCAGACTACGGTTCAAACTCAGGTGTTGACTGGGTAATTCTAACAAATGGTATTGAGTGGAAGGTCTATAAAATAACTTTTGGCAGGCCCATCAACTTAGAATTAGTCTATGAATTTGACTTTACAAAAATAAACGTGAAGAAACAGGGTGATCTTGAATTACTATATTACTTAACAAAAGAAAGTATGGTTAAATCAAGCAAAGCCTCATTGGACGATTTTCATTTACAAAAACAGTTGGTAAATCGCTTCACTATTGGACAACTTCTTCTATCAGAAACTGTACTTGATTCCTTACGAAAACAGCTAAAAAAGCTTGCAGTTGATGCCAAAATCTCTAATGATGAAGTAAAACAGATCCTAGTCGATGAGATTATAAAGAGAGAGGTATTTGACGGAGACAAAGCTATTGAAGCAAAAAAGAAAGTCGACAAAATGTTCCGAAGTCAACCGAAGACACAACCCAATCCGAAACATGATTCTTCGAAAACTGATTCCCTCAAAAAAGAAGAGTTGAATTAGTCTCTTCTCTGCCCCAACTTTTTAACCACTCTTAGTCAACATTGACAAACCTCGGATGCGAAATGCAGCCCGAGGTTCTATTATTAGCATCGTGAATCTCTCCCACTCGATTATTATGTTCCAGCACTCATCAGATTGTAGTTGCTTACCTTTGTTTTCATGGTCGAAAACCTCTCAGCTATTGTTTGTAGCAAGCAAGGGTAACCACAGAAATAAGTACCACATACCGCATAGGTTAGCAAAACAGTAAGTAATAGCCCAGTCCGGGTAGGAATTTCTCTTGCAGACTTTCACAATGCTAATTACAATAGTCATGTTGAAATTAATAAATAGACCACTTACATTCAAGAGAGGATTTGATTAGTTGACAAAACATGAATACTTTTTCAGAGTTACGGAAGTAACCGAAGCTACTAATGCACTAAAAATGTTAGTGAGATTTCTTAGTGAGAAGGAACCAGACTCGTATAATTTGAAATGGGCATTGTTAACAACTCATAACGCATTACAAGCTTTCATGGTTTTGGTGCTTAGAGGGTCTAGTAACTTAGATATTATTGAATTCAAAAAAGAATATGCTGGTGCCAACGCCCAAGAAATATGCTTTGACCCAAATCCAAAAATGCTATCTTTCGATGATTTGTTTCACAAATGCAAAGAAACTAAACACATGTTAGGAAATCCTTTTATAGATAAATCCGGAACTATTACTGCCAATATTAGAAATCTGAATTGCGCTAGAACGAACTTTGTTCATTATTTACCCAAAGCTTGGAGTATTGGTATTGAAGGGTTATTATTGGTGATCAAAGACGCCCTAAAGGTTATTGAGTTTTTGATAGATCATCAGCGAATTACAGTCTATTATTGTAGCGATGAGCAAAAGGTAGATCTAAAAAAACTAGTTACTACTGCCAATGAACTTATTGAAACGTACTAAATAAGCAAAACTCCAAACATCTTAATGGCACTTGGAGTTTTACTTACAGTATTTTTTCGGTCTCTACTACTAACGAGCCAACATGTACACTCGGATTGGTCGAATTGTTAATAACAGCCTAAAGCATGCGCTTCTACATCTGGCATTACTATTCACTTTTAATATAAGCATCACCAAAACCAGCTGCTTTAAGCTTAGTCAGCAGATTTACTGCATTGCCTTTTTCGCTAAAAGCGCCCACTTGGACTCGATAGATCTTCCTGCTTGTAATCAGCTTAAGTCGCTCTTTCACATCCATTCTAAAGCTATCCATGCTTTTACCATGCTTCGTAAACCAATGGTTCGGATCTGCGTGATTACTACCGATTCCTCTCAGGTATCCTTCACAATGGCCGATGATGTCTTTCTCAGTTAAACCATAGTGTTTACAAAGAGAAACGCATAGTTCTAACGCTTCGGAGTAAACCTTTTTGAAGTAAGCTGCATCCACCAATCCATCTTCGCAGATTTCAATTCCTATGTGGGTATCATTCGCAGCCCCTCCGGCATGCCACCCTCTGTGATTCCAGGGTAACGTCTGGTAAGTGCCTATCGAGCCATCTTTGAGCTTACCAATAAATGCATGGACACATACATCAAGTCCCCCTGGCTTCGCTTGGTTCCAATGGTTATTATATAGATTCTGTCCCAACAAGCCATCATCTGGAGCAACATAGCGATTCAAGTAAGGATTATTCGCCCCTGTCGAGTGAATCATAATCCCCTGAACAGTAATCTTACGACCGGCTTTGAAACAATCGTTCTCGGTTAGGTAGTATTGCTTTAACTTCATACCTTATCCACCTCAGACGAAACTGTTCCAGCTGATGCACGCGCAGAGTCCACCAAACCTTCTCCAATAATATAGGCAATAAGTACTGACAAAGCAGAAACCAGTCCTATGATTTGCTCTATGGTTAGATTATCTACCTCAAATATCGTGAGAATGGCTGTCAAAAAGCCTGTGACGGCTGCCCAAAATTTTCGGGAAGATAGCTTTGTTACCCAATCAATTTTGTCCATCTTGAGACTCCTTTCTTACTTTGGCTTTCTTAATCGCGGCTAGCATCCAGAGTTCTCCAGTAGTAAAAGCAAACCAGCAACCGATTAAGGTTACTGGCTCAGATGAGGTCTTATAAAAAATCAGCAACACTGCAGCAGAGAACAGAATATTGATGCAAACCACTAAGGCCACAATTGCTTTTGAGAAGTAACCTTTATTCACTGGATTCACCCTCTCTCACGGAACGATTCTTTTCCAAAGTATCAATTCGAGTGTGTGCTTGTTTAGCCATTTCTTCAATGCGGATGATCTTCTCTCGATCTTCCTTGATATCAGCTTTCACTCCGGACATCTCTGCTTTGATCTCATTGATTCCTGCACTAATATGTTCCAACTTCACAATCACCGTTGTTAATTGAGAAGCGGCATTGCGATCATCCGCACTTTGGTTTCTGCGTATATTGGCAAGGCCGGAATAAACTGCAAAGGCTAAGCCTAAGCCGGAAATCAGAAGTGTTAATTCAATGGTCATTTCCCTTCCTCTCTTTCATCTTGAAATGCTGACGGAACCATGAGCAGTTCCTACTGCCGAAGTGAATGCAATGTTTGAACCAGTGGCATAAGAGCCACCTCCGCAACCATAATAGCCTGAACAACTACCCCCGGCTCCATTTGTTCCATAGGAGTTGTATTGAGCTCCACCGGAGAAGCCACCTCCATGTCCAGCAGTACCCCAATAAATCCATTCACCGCAACTCCCGCCACCAAATCCACCGAGACCGGAATTGGATTCAGGATACATGCACCCCACTAACCCCGCATAAAAACTTTGGGCTCCTTGGCCGCTATAGGAACTGTTCATACCGTTGGATGAAAAGCCTCCAGCACCCGGACATCCTCGATTGTCAGGATAATGTGAAAAGCTGCGAGCATCGGTGCTCGTGGATGCATCACCATAGTTCACTCGATAGTCTGAGTTTTGACGCGCGCCACCACCTCCACCGGCTACCACCAATGGAATAACACCGCTTTCTCGGATGACGAATGTCCCTCCACCTCCACCTCCTACCAAAGGAGCATACCCGCCTGATTGTCCGACTACGATGATAAGACACTCGCCCATTTGTAGAAGGATCGTTGCTTGAGCTTTCGCTCCTCTACCTGGATAACTGGAGTAGTTTGTGGCATACCCACCAGCGGCCCCAATAGCTTCAATCAGATAGAGTCCTGTTTCAGGAACTGTCCACTTCTGATACCCCTGATAAGCTCCTTGGCTCAAAAAATCCGTATTCTGTGCCCAAGCTGCTCCACTATATGCAGCTTGCACCTGGGCCAAAGTAGGGCCATATCGGCCTGTAGCCCCACAGTTTGTGAAGACATGACTGGTGAAGGGATACAGACCCGATCCTGGAGGAGTAAAGCGTCTGACCCCATTAAAACTAGAAACCATGCTCATCCAGTACACCCCTTAAGCAAACTTCGTCATTGTTCCAAGCACTGTATAGGTTGATGCCGCCGTCTTTATGATGGAGAAGGTGAAAATATTCAGCGCATTTTGTGCTAAAGTGGGTGCAGAACCCCCTGCCCACTTGATGGTTTGTGAGACTCCATTAATCCGAAAAGCCGCGAAATTGTAAGGCGACGCTCCCATGGTAATAATGGCTGTAATGGTCTTGATTTCACCAACAGCCAACAGATCGTCAATGGGACCATTGACCATAGTTGGTGAGATATCGAAATGAGTGTTGACCGTTGCGGTCTTATAATAGACTGTTCCAACTCCCGTATCACAAGGGATAACAATGTTCGCGGAGAACGCACTCGAATCGATATTTATTTTTTCATTGACCGCTGACAGCGTTAGGTTCTGTTCAGCGGTCATTTTTTTACTAATCATCCCAGGAGAAAGATCTTTAGGCATTGATTCACGCTCCTAACCCACGACTGTAATGGTATATTGGTTGGTCGCAGGGGGAGTGGCAAACTTGACTGTTACTGTATTAACCGTATCAAATTCAATATCGCACATCACTACAGCATAGGGGGAAGCAGTTTCGCGCAATGTAACCACTAAATCTCTGGTATTCAGGTTATGGGTGAGAACATAGGTACTCAAGGTTCCATTCCCAAATGCCAAGCTGTATTTACGTGTATAACTACCAATATGGTTGTGCGTTGCGGTTGCAAAGGACGCAGGTGTATAAGAACTGGTTCTAAGTAATTTACCGGATGTCCCATTAAACAAAGGCAAGGTTCCATCGGTCGCGGATGCCGGTCCAATAACAGCTCCATCAAGATTCGTCTGAATCACAATCCAGTCGGTATCAACATTGCCGGTTCCTGCGCGATCCACGATGGCAATAATCAAATCCCCGATTTCGCACACTTTCCCAGCATAGGTACCAATATTAATAACCTTGTAACTCCAGCCTGCAGAATAGGTGGTGGGCAAAGCGGTAATGGTTCCACCGGTTCCAAGAGTCCCTTTAAAAACCATCGCATCAGAGGCACTTAAGAGTCCATCGATATAAGCCTTAACCGCATCGGCTCTAGGAATGGCTGTGCTCGCTCCACTGAGTGTGGTTTCCACAGAATATCCTGCAGCTAAAGCATCTCCGGTGGTTCCGTTCCAAGTCGGGATATTACCATTGGTCGAGGATGCAAGTTTTTTGACTTGCGCATCATTGGTCACATTGCCTAAGCCGACATCACCTTTGACTAAGGTAACAGCTCCGGTTTTCCCCGCAACACTGGTCACCGTATTGACTTGCGCTCCATCTGCAACATTTAAAAGGGTAAGGACATCTGCTTTGGATAAGACTTCAGGGGAACCCGAAGCAGCTGTTTTTCGGCCAATGATACTAGCTGTAGCCATATCCGCCATTTTAGCGAGAGTGACCGCTTTCGCTGCGATTGCTGTTGCACCATCTCCGGTAGAGGTCACATCCCCAGAATGATTGGGATGGACATAATTATTCGCTCCTTCTGCGACGTTAAGAATCGAGCGAACATTAGCTGCGGTCAAATCTTCAGGATCACCGGTGCCGGTGGTGATTCGGCCTTTCAAGGTGTTCACAGCCATATCTGCCAATTTTGAATTGACTACTGCATTATCTGTAATGCTGGTTGCTCCATCTCCGCTAGAAGTCACATCACCAGAATGATTGGGATGAACATAATTGTTTGCGCTGGTTGCAATTCCATCCAGCTTGGTTTTATCGGCTGAAGCCATGAAGCCGTTCACTGATCCTGTAGCAACACCATGCGCGGTACCTATTGCGCCTACATGAGCAATGGGAGCTGCGTCATTGGCGATTTCGGCATTGACAAAAGCGGTGGTCGCAATTGCGCTTGAGTTCGTTCCCACCGATTTTGTTTCCGCTAAAGTGGGAGCCGGATTCAATAAAACAACATGAGCGGCAGGAGTGGGAATATAAGCAAACAGATAAGTCCCTGGGCTTGGAGCTTCTCCAGTTGCAATATTAGTGTAACCATTAGTTTGTGTTAAGATTGGATAATCCGTGGAGTTAATTCGTAATGCCGAGCCCCCTGGGATTCCACCCGCTTCAAATTTGATAGCAAAAACTGAACCAGGGTTCATGGTTACTGGGTTGACAGCAAATGATACTACTTTTGGATTGGTTCCGTATGCGGTAGAGCAAATTCCCTCAATAATTCCCATGCTCGCCATCAGTGCACCCACACTGGTGACCCCTGTACCCCCTCGGGCAACTGGTAAAGTCCCAGCATTAATTGCAGAAGCATCATGGTTATGAGAGATTGCGGCGTAGAGAGTATCAAAATAGGTTTTGGCAGTAGCTTTCACGTTAGCCCAGGTCAGCTTCTTTAAGAGATTCGATGCTGCACTGTCCACTAATGGAATTAAGTCTGCATCCACTGGGGTTGTTTTCGCATCAGCTCCATTGACAATAGACCCTAAGGTAGTAGGGGTCTCGCTGGGAGCATCGACTGCGTCCATGGCTACCCAAACAGTGCCATTGTAAGAGTAGGCACGATTATCTGTGGTGTTGAAATACATCTGCCCCTTGACCGGAGTGGCGGGAGCAGCGGTTAGTTTTTGTAGAGCTGCATTCTGCAGTTCGTTTTTATTTAGGTCTATATTGGTTTCATACCTCATGAAATCACTCTCCCTTTAACTTAAGTACGCTTTACCTGAAAACTCTGCAGCAAAGCGGAGAACTAGGATGTTCTTACTGATATACTCAATCTCACCGATCACCAAAGTCCCTGCCGAATCAAGGATGGTCACGTTGGGATATTTATTCAAATTGTGCATAACTGTCCAAGTTGCACTGGAAGCTATCTGGTCATGCACATACGATTCCGTAAAAGATAAGAGCGCTGTCTTCTCTTGATTGCTCAAGAAGACGCGCTCTTCTGATTCAACGATCATCTCTGCCGGATGAGTAGCAGGGTGAACATAGATCTCACCCGGTGGTCCTTGGGGCCCTCTTGGCCCACTTCCGATGATCTCTACTTGGATTTCTAAGGTCTTGGATTCGATGATCCCGATGATGTTTACCTCACTCATAGGTCACCTCTTTACTTAAGCTAAAGCGACTGGGAGGGATGATAGTAGTGACCGATTGATTTTCGATCCGATTGACTTGAATGTCGTAGACATAATCACCGGTTGCTAAATCCTTGGTATCCTCGTGCAAAATGTATATCTCCGCATTGCCATCCACGAATTCGGTGATCTGTTTCTGTAAGACTTTCTCCACCACATCTGCAGATTTCTTGATGGTAAAATAGACCAAGTCTCCAGGTTGAAAGGGAACGGGATTGCCCTCAAGATCTCGCATTTTTACGATCAGGGATGCGGTATCTCCTCTCGTCATGGAGATGTTATAGTAATGGATAATCATGGCTTCCGTTTCCCCCTCATCAATGGTATTGACTGACATGTGCTGCAATGGCATTAGCAATCGCAGTATTGATCTGACTGGTAGTGAGCATATTGCCAACATTTAGGATGCTGTTACCCCCTAAGTCCATGGTGCTGTCAATAAAGAGTTTATATCCAGTGCCGTAAGCACCGATGGACATGTTGGCACCGACGGATTGAATTTGGATTTTTTGACCGTTGGTAGTATATAGTTTCAAATAACCGTTTTCCAGTCGTATTGAGCCAACAACCGTTCCGGTAGTGTCGTAGAATTGGAAACGGTTATAACTATCCATTTCAATTCGCTCCCCACTCGCAGAGGTGCGGACTAGAGCTCCGGTTAAAATACCACCGTTGATCATTTTTCCTGTAATGGTGCTCCCGGTAAGATTCTCAGCAGCTACCGACCCGGCGGTAACACTGAGTGCATTGACATAACCGGTTGTAATGGTGTTACGGGTGATTTGCGTGATGTAGGCATCATCTGGATATGTAGGTGTGTCAGTTAATTGATTAAAAGAGATATTCCCATTGACTCCACCGATCAAGAGCTGACTAGCTTTTACAGTTCCCCCAAAGGTGGAATCACCGGCAATATCCAAGGCTCGGGCAATGATGCGACCATTGGTATCGACATAGAACTGACGTTCCAAGCCGGAACCTTCATCGCTATAGACGCTAATGCCTTCGGTCGCATTCATTACGGTTCGAGCCTTACCATCGCTGCGTTCTACCACGAATCCTTCAGAAGGGCCAATGCGAGTGCCGTTATAGACTTTTTCTTTTGCTACGGTTTGGGTCTCAATGCGATATAGATCGTTCTCTAAGCGCGATGCCAAGTTACCGACTTCAATCGAGAGATTGGCTGGGTTATATGGGTCATAACTCAGACTAACGATGCGCAAGGTAGATTGGATTTTCAAGGATGGATAATCTAACTCCACCACATCTCCCAATGCAAGAATAGTTCCCCGATACACACCACAGTCGATGGAGATAAGCGGATTTCCTGAGTTGTCCTTTTGTCTTTTATTAATGCTTTGAGAAATGACCGTGATTTCCTTACCTACTCTCAGTTCTTTCGGTGTAGTGCTTCCGCGCTGCTGAACTAGGTTGACCTGAAATCCTTGAAAGACCAACTCAGCTTGCAGATATTCAGCAAACAATCGCACGGCCGCTTTTCTGGAACATGCTTCCTGCAAAGAGAAGGTGGTCACAGAACTAAACTCAACTGTTCCCACAGAAAATCCTGTTCCACTTAAGAGGGCTGCAAGAATGGCTCCCGGTGTATTAGACATAGTAAAATACTGCAAGTGATATTCCGGGTTGTTCAATCGATAACTAACATGCTCGCACTCCGCAGAAACCTGCATCCAGCCATTACTCAGTTGCTCCCGTCGTAGGAAGACGACATCAAAATAATCCCCATCCAAAGAGACAATCGTGTTTTCATTCAAATGTTCTACGGCAGCATCTCTAGCAGGACACACGAAGTCGAGGGTGTTTTCACCATTCAAGCGCTCAGTGCGTTTTGCTGAAACTGCAGCTTTCAAGGTCGCTAAAGGGACTAGGGAAGCATCGCAGAAGATCAATTTGCTCATACCGGAATCACCCCCAAGGCTCTGGCATAGGATTGATTACGACTATACTGCACTTTACCTGTACTCGTGGTGATGATTTTTCCATCAAGAGACAACGGAACATTGACCATGATCAAAGCATCACCTGAAGTGGATGTGCTGTTTATCAGGTTTTTGTTCAATCCTAAATCGAAATTACTTTGAGGAATCGCGTTATTCAGCTGATTTCTAACTTGCTTCATCTGCTCGCTGAAACCTAAGCCTAATCCCGCTGCCATATTTTCTCCAATCCCAGCGAAGATTTTTGAGGGTGATCGTATGCCAAGCAAGCCTTTAATACCACCTACGATACCGACAAAGAAATCGTTCATCTTTTCCTTTAGCCAAGTACCTAATCCCAAGATGCCTTGCCAAATGCCTCGCACGATGTCTTTACCAATTTCCTTGAACTGGGGAGCAAAGGAGATCAAGGTATCTACGATGGCCGTCACGATTGCTGGGAGTTGTTTCGCGATCTCAGGAATTGCTTGCAGGATACCGCCAATCAGTTTCAGTAAAATTTCAGTGCCTATTTTCAGTATCTCAGGTAAATTCTCAACGATGAACCCAACAAGGGATTGGATGATCTCCGGAATGACCTCGGCAGCAACATCGATGATTGTAAGGAGTATCTCCTTAATTTGAGGTAGGATATCTCTGACGGTAGTAATCGTTTCTGCCACACCGGTTTTGATTTTCTCTCTGGCGTTCTCACCACCGGTTAATAGGCCGATTAATCCTTCTACCACCAGATTAAATCCGGGTAAGACATCTCCCATGATGCTGTTTTTGACACCTGCAAAGGCCGACTTTAAGTCATCCAAGGAATCCCCAAAGACCACAGCAGCAGAAACGGCTTCATCGCTCATCACAAAACCCAACTGACTGGCTCGATCGAGCAGTTGTTGGGTTGCTTCAGAAGTTGTATTCAATAAAGGCAGCATTTCTTGGCCGCTTCTGCCAAACAAATCATTGGCTAAAGCGGCTCGTTCCGTTTCGCTACTCATATTCTGCAAGGCACGAATCGACATTTCAAAGATCTCTTCTTGGCTTTTACCTTGCACTTCGGACAGACTATATCCTAATCGGGAAAACATATCCGCAGCGGTTTTACTACCCTTCGTTGCATCGTCCAGTAAATTGGTGAGGTTCTTCATTCCGGTACGTGTGGCATTGATATCGATGCCGGATTGTGACATCACATAATTCCATTTTTGATAGCCTTCTCGAGACAGTCCTAAACGCTGACTCATCTTATCCACTTCATCTCCGGCTTTGGTGGTTTCCATGGCCATATCAAAGATGGCTTTTCCAGTTGCCATAGCTGCAGTTGCCACAGCTGCAGACGTCGCCGCGAGCGTGGCACCTACTGCCTTCAGAGTTCCTCCCAGTTTGCTCCACTTCGACTCTCCGTCTGCAGCAGTGGAAGTGACAGCAGCAAGCGAACCCTTGAAGCGGTCCATGAGGCTACTCGTTTCTGCTGTCTGTGTTCCCAGATCATTGAGTAAGGTTTCGTTTTGCTTGACCTCACGTTGCATTCCGTTCAGCACGGCTTGAGCATTATTCAGCTTAATGGTCCAGTTTTGAGTACGAACATCGTTTTCTCCGAAAGAAGCAGCAGAGTTTTGCAAAGCTTCTTTGAGTAACTTCAATCGGTCTTTTTGAGCATCGATTTCCTTGTTCAGAACTTGATTGCGAGCCGTTAAGGCGGCCATGGACTGATCGTTTTTGTCGAACTGCGACTGGGTCAGTTTCATCTCAGAGCTAAGCACTTTAAAATTAGCATCGATTTCGCGTAGAGCACTCTTAAACTCTTTCTCACCTTCGATACCAATCTTAATGCCAAACTGATCGCTCATTCCATCACCTCCCTACAACACATCTCTCAAAATGCTATCGATGAAAAATTCTTGCTTAGGTTTCTTCCAGCCCTGCAGTTGCTCGTAGATCTCACGCTGATCCAATAGATGACCTAAAGGCATTAACCAAACCTCGCGTTCTGATCGTAAGAGCTGGGTGACACCACAAAAGAGGAGCCGGGCAAACGTTTCAGAATCGCTTACCCGGCTCAGGCGTTTTTTGGTTCTTCTTCACTTTGCACATGTTGTCTTTGACCCGCTTGTAAAGCAGCCAGAATTGCTTCTCGATAACTGGTCATATCATAAGGGTCCATTTTCAATTCCAACTCATTTGCTGTTAACAGAGGTTTATTGGTTTTGTTCTCTAGGTTTTCGATGAGGATACATTGATTGGCTAAGATAACAATTAACCAAACGATCTCGTCGATCATTCCGTTCAAATCCATGCTCTCCAGCATCTTGTTACCTAATTCCTCCAACCCTCCATACCGAGTAGCAATATCGCGGGTCGCTTTCAATGTTAAGAGGAGAGGAAGCTTCTCTTTGCCTAAGACGAGATAGGTCACTCTTGAATCATCGATCATGTTATGCACCTGCCACTGTTACTTGAGCTACGTTGGAAGTGACTTGCCGCACCCCAGCTGTCAGCACGCAGTAGTAGAAGTAACTTCCTTCTATTAAACTGGTTGGAATCGTGAAGCTGGCTTGAGTTGCGGATGGAATCAAACTTCCACCTGAGTTGCTATTCAGGGCATTGACAAACCATTGATAAGACAGCGTCCCAGCAGTACTCGTCGCTGTTACAGATAAGCTTCCACTGATCGAGCCCTCAGTAAGTTCCGTTAAAGCAGCAGGCTGGCTTGTGATCTGAATGACTGGTGCACTGGTATAATCCGGTTCATACACGGAAGCGAACCAGTTACTAAAGACCAGATGCGGTATGGACGTATTATCCTGATCAGCTTGTGCTCGCCAAGGGTGCTTGCTTAAGCCATCCAACTTATTACGTCGTAAGATAACACCTTCGAGGGTGGGTGTTTGGAAATTAATAGCGTTGCCTTTGGTTTCATACGCTTCGGCCGGGATGCCAAACAGGACTCGGTAAAGCCAAAGATAGAGATATTTCCCGCTGGATTTCTTGGAGCGAAAGCCAATCGCTACCGGGCTTGCTTGCTGGTCGTTGGTCGAAACTAAGACCCCGTTGGAATCTATGACTGCACCGGTCAAATCGGCAGCAATGGTGGGTCCGATGTCTTTAATACCAAAGCTGATCGTGCCATCGCTGAACTCTCTTAAGAGGGTGTCTAGCACATCATCTGCGTAGAGTTTACCTTCGATGGTGTTGATTTGTAGATTCGCGGTCATGGCTTTGGCGAGGGGGATTGGAGTTGCGTAAGTTTCATTGCCGTTTGAGTCTTCTGTGATTTTGGCATAAAAGAGATTGTCTAAGCCAATTGTGGCCATATTGTTATACCTCCCATGGATAGTCTTTTGCTACCTCAATGACGAAGTGGTGATACCCTGTATCTGCTTCATATCCTAAGTAGCGGCGGTCGGTGATGGTGATTTCTGCATTCAGCAGAGTGTGAATGATCTGATTCTTGATAGTGTTATAGTTCCCTTGATCGAAAAGCGAGAGTCGAACTTCTTGTGTTTCGTGTTGTGGTCGGTTATCTGCATAGAGTTGAAAGGCTTCTGTTAAAGGAGTCAGAACCAGATAGCGAGCCGGGGGTGCTTGGGAGAAGGTTCCGGTTTCAATAGGGAGGATGGGAGATAATAATGTGTTCAGCTCTCCTAACAAGCTCATATCTGTTCCAACTCCCTTTGAAATTGTTCTTGCATGGCATTCAGGCATTCTTTTCGGCTACTGGTTTTCGCAGGTTTCAGAAAGGGTTTTGAGACTTGATTACTCCTACCGTATTCTAAGATATTGGCAATCTTGGCATTGCTTGATCCATCTATACGAGGTTCGGAGAAGCCAATCTTCACATTGTAATTTCCATCTCGATCGATTCTTGACGGAGTGGTTCCTAATGATTCCAGAAGTTCACCTGTAGATCGAGATTCGGTTTTGGTCTGATTACCAATCACACCATGCAGATTCTTGCGAACTTTGCTTTCTACGACTTCAGCTCCGGCTGCTAAGACTTTAGGGACGATGCGATCTGTTTTTTCACCGAGACGAGATAAGCGCTTGAGGAAGTCCTCCGGTAATTTGAAATCAACTCTAGCCACTGGAAGGCACCACCTTTTTTGCGAGAACTTCCCAATACATCCCACGTTGACGGATATTCTCAGCAGAGGTGATTTCGTATCGCTCTTGTTCGCAAAGAATCGTCAGCTCTGTAGTAATCTTTATTCCTGGTATGATGCGAAAGCGAAAGAGATCAGTGGCTTCACTGAACGTCGCTCGATTGGCCCACTTCTCATTACCATGTCGACCTTCACGATACGCCTTCACGGCTGCTAGGGTCTGATCTACTTTCTGTGAAAATCCTTCTGCATCGTGAGTAATAGAACTGCGGATGATCTCGATCGAGGTGTTCATTTTTCCAATGCTCATGCTACACCTTCCAATCCCGATCAAGCCGTAAAAGCAAATTGACGGTATTCCAGACTTGCTGTCCAGCTTGAACATTGTCAGCAAAGAAGCCACCTGTGGAACCGTCTCTAGATTCATAAAAGTGACTAGCTAACATAATCACCGCTTGTTCAGTCGTTGGCGGCATGAGCACTCCGGAGTAATACCCAGCCGGAAAGTGCTGGAAGCTTTCTGCATAAGAGATCGCTGCTGTGATGAAACTTTCCAGCAGTTGATCATCCTGATTGTATTCCACAATCAAGTTGGCTTTGACTTTGTCCAATAAGACGCTCATGCTCAAGCCACCTCCTGTCTGAATTATTCTTGGTCATCCACCATAAGCCCACTGGTTTTCAGTTTGAGCAGTAGCGCATTAAAGTCAGCAACTAGAGCTGCGATTTCAGTAGCCACACTATCCACCTGATTGTCCATCACCGGAATTGCTGGAACACTTGGGTAGTTTGGCACATACAGAAGACCAGCATCATCCACTTTGACAGGAACCGTATCCGTTTCTGCTTTACTTGCAGCTTTGATACCACCCAATACGGTTTCTGTGGCAATAGGAAGAACCGGAGTAGGGAGCCCCGTGATGATGGCTCCCTCTTTGATTTCTAAGCTTCCGCCGATGACGGTTTTCTCTCCGCCTTGCTCGGTATAATTTTTAGCGTTATAACTCATGAAAGCACCTCCACTTAAGCCTTCTGTTGTAAGAGCTTAACTGCTTCTGGAAGGATGAGCTTGCCATCGACCCGTTGAGTCGCTACAAAGCCAACCTGACCGGTTACAGCGAACAATTCGTTGAGTCGTTTGAAGACACGTCCTTGACGATCCGCAATCCAATAATAGCCGAGGTCACCGAAAACGATACTCTTAGCTGCAGAGGCAATGGTTGGAACATATGCCGAGGTATAGATGGGACGATTCAAGATGGTGTCCGGAGTGCCTGCTTGCAGGGACGGTTGCCAGAGATACTGGCCTTGACCATCTTTCAACTTGCGAATCGCTTTGACGGTAGAATCGTTCATGAGGAAGGTTGCTTTCTTCCGATAAGGAGCTTTCAAGGCATAGAACAAGTCTAGTACTTCATCTACGGTAATGGCAGTAGCACTAGCTGCGGTCACTCCGAGCTGTGCACCACCGGTTGCTGCTAAGAGTCCGGTGGGTTTACCGGAACCGTCTCCAATAAAGAAAGCTTCTTCTTCCTTGTTGCCGATACGTCGAGCGAATTCAGTGGAAATATAAGGTTCAAGTCTAAAAGCACTATCATTGAGCAGTTCTTCCGAGACCTTAATCATGGTAGCCAGTTTATAGGCTCCAATAGACACTTGGTTGAAGGCATCGTCCGTGTCGGTGATGGTGCCTTCCTCGTCAATCCAAGAAGCGGTTCCCTTGGATGCCACCACTGGGATTTTACGATCTCCGGAGGAGGTCGTAATTACCTTAGCGAGACCTCGGAAGATGTTCTCTTCGGTTAAAGCGTCTACCAAGGTGCGCTCGAATTCATCCGGAACCAAATAGCCACCTTCGGTATCCGTTCCGACTTGTAGGGCATTGCGAATTACTGGGTCTAACCCTTCACCGGCTCGAGTGCGCATGGCATTCCAGAAAGCATTCTTGTATTCATTGGAAGCCCGTCCGGTTTTGGTCTCTGTTCCTTGAGTTAAAGGCCTATTGGTTAAGGGAGTGTTGAGCGGTTTGGCAAGTTCGCGATCTAGCGCTTCCTGCTTTTCTAAGCGGTCGATTTCTTTACCAAGAGCGACCACTTCGTTTTCCATTTTTTCATAGGTCGAAACATCTTCTGCACTGAGCAATCCGTCGGTACCGCGTCTGCTTTCTAGGAAAGCTTTGGCTGCTTCCCAGGTCTTGGTACGCTTTTCCCGTAAGTTTAGGATTTGATTCATCGTTTTTGTCCCTCCGTTTATTTAATGTGGCAATAAAAAAAGCCGCTTCTGCAGCGACTCAAGGGGAGTTGTATTCTGTTTGGGTTTGAGTTTCGAGTAGAGCGAATTGGTCACGGCTCTGCGACTGAAGGCGTAGGTAACATCTTCTGTGGGAATACGTTTCTTCTCATCTTCCATGATCTGATCTGCAAAACCCAATTCAATAGCCTTGTTGGCATTCAGCCAGGTCTCAGCATCCATCATGTGAGAAAGTTTGGTTCGGGATTGGCCGGTCTTAATTTCGTAGGCATTGATGATGCTCTCCTTGACTTCGGTTAACATGGAGATCGCTTTCTGCATCTCTTCGCTGTCTCCAATAGCTACGGTCAAGGGGTTGTGGATCATCATTAAGGCGGTCGGGGCCATCTGAACACTGGTTCCGGCCATGGCAATGACCGATGCAGCAGAAGCCGCGATACCATCGATTTTAACGGTGATCTTGCCTTTGTAGTCCATGAGCATGGCATAGATCTGACTGGCTGCAATGCAATCTCCTCCCGGTGAATTTAACCAGATAACGATGTCACCCTCTCCCGCATGTAACTCGGCTTTGAAGGCTTTCGGGGTAATGTCATCATCGAACCAGGACTCTTCTGCGATGACTCCATCTAGCGTCAAGATTCTCTCTTCAGTGTTTTCGTTTTTGATCCAGTTCCAAAACTTCTTCATTCACTGACCTCCGTTTCATTTGATTTAGCAAACGCACCTGCGTCCTGCAATTTGGTCATAGCTCCGTTGATGAGATACAAATCACCACCCAGTTCAACAGGAATACGATCCATGTTCTCCAGTTCTCGGATATCATTAGCACTCATCCAGCCATTTTGCCGTGCTGTTGCATACCCATTCATCCGGCTTACATAGTCTCCCCGAAGTAATCCGTCCACGTTGAACTTAATGAATACCTTCGACTTCTCATTCTCGGTTAGCAGAGTTCGGCACATGGCTTGCTCCCAACGAACCACCCAGGGGTCGAGGGTATACTTAACAAACTCTAAGGACTGTTGCTCGATATTGGAGAAGGATGATTTCTCCAAATCGGCTAGCATATGTGGTGGCACGCGAAAGATACGAGCGATTTCGTTGATTTGGAATTTCCGAGTTTCTAAAAATTGTGCCTGCTCCGGTGAGATTCCGATGGGTTGGTACTTCATGCCTTCTTCTAACACTGCTACTTTATGAGCATTACTGCTTCCTTGATAGACAGTGTTCCAGCTGTCCTTGACCTTTTGTGGATCTTTTATGACTCCGGGATGTTCTAACACACCACCTGGAGCCGCCCCATTAGCAAAGAACTTAGCACCGTATTCTTCGGTTGCGATGGCGAGTCCCACCGCGTTCTTGGCCATTGCAATGGGGGAGTATCCAACGAGTCCGTCAAATCCTAACCCGGGAATGTGCAGCACATCTGAAGGTTGTAAGTATACTTCACTCGGCTTCCCTTGTGAGGAGAAGTCTTCTGGATTTCTGCGATACATATAAAAAAGCCGACCGCTGTTATCGCGATCGACCGTGATTTTGTTGGGCATTAAGGGATAGAGAGCGATGACTTCACCTCGTGCGTTTCGAATGATTTGTGCGTAGGCATTACCCCAAAGGAGTAAGTGGCTCATGAGGGTTTCGCGAAAAGCAAAAGAGGTCATCTCTGTGTTGGGTTCATCATGGAGCAGCCGGTAAAGAGGATGCTGCCAGTGCTTTTCTTTCCCTCCGTTATCTGTATAACGGTAAACGTGCAAAGGTAAACCGGCTACAGTCTCAGCTAGGATTCTGACACAGGAGTAGACAGCAGTCATCTGCATAGCGGTATGTTCGTTGACCGGCTTTCCCGCGCTGGTGTTGCCGTAGAAGAAACTGTATCTGCCACCACTAAGAGAATCTTTCGGTTTATCACGAGATCTGAAAAGGTCTTGTAAGATTCCCATTGACATCACTCCTTGCAATTGGGTATGAAAAAAGCACCTACCTTTGGTCGGTAGATGCTAAGATTGGCTATGAAGTTATTCGGTTTGAAGATTATACCTTTCATTTGAGTTTAGTTTTCCAACTTTTAAATAGAAGCCTTTACTGTCCTCAGGAACATTATAAAGAAGCACTCCTTTCTGCTCAATATTAGCTGCCAATTCTACATAGCTGAAAGAATTACCATCATACATATAAGCATCTTCATATGGTGAGTATTGCCTTCCTTGATCATCGTAAAGAAATAGATCGTTATTAAAATCGAGAGGTGTCTTTGTTATGTTTTCAATCTCTGCATGCACAAAAACGAATTTCGAGCCATTAGGAGCAGTAATTTTTGAATAACTAGATTTTAGTTCTTTTGATTCTTCAACTTTTGTTAGTCTTATCTTTATTGTAGCTAGTTCCACTTCTTCACCTAATGGAACATCCTGGTATATATACTCAACTTCTTCATCTTCTTCATTATCTTGAGATTCGTTAAAAGCAGAGAAGGCTTTAGTGATGTTGCAAGTAAATACATCTGCGATTCCTTCTGGAACTACGCTAATCTTCCAACCATCTTCTGTCATAACACACTTAAAATCAATAGTAGTTTCAGTCGTGTTTGTAGTAACAGTGGAGACTTTTTCGGTAAATATTGTCCCGAATAAATTACCCAAAAGTTCCTCATCTGCGCCACTAAATGCCATCGCAAACGCTTGTTGGAAATACTCTCCCATCGTTGCAGCTATTATGGGTGTTGCATCAATATAAGTGTATTTAACTGAAACTGTTGCTGTCTCGTCCCCAACTTCAGACTTCTCAATATTGAACTTCATTTTACTCGAGGCAGTCGATAGGTATGTCAAAAGCTGATTAGAAAACTCATCATAGTCTTCAAAAGGTTCCTTAATAACATCGTCTGTTGTGACTACGCATTTTGACATACCCTCATAGTCTAGTTTCTGTAAAGCAGTATTAAATGCAGTCACAACAACATCAGGTTTCTCTTGGGATGTACAACTCGTTAGTATAAGTAGCAGAGCTAAGAAAAGGAACAAGAGATTTGACTTTCTCATATGGATACCCCTTTCGAATTTTCTGAACTACATAAATACTATCATACATGACAGAATAAATCAATTCAAAATTCGCTAAAAATTCCTGCATCCCTTTGCATAGAAAGTTTCGGATTTCCGTCCCATGAGATAAGTTTATGATATGTACTTAATAAACTGATTTAGATTCCTAGATTAGTCGAAAAGAGTATTCCGTGATTTTTCTTTATTCCCTTTGGAAACTCTAGGTTTGCATAGGGGAAAGGATGATTAGGATCGGATAGTTGATTTAAGCTTTTTCTAGATACGTTTTTGACAAATGTATCTAGAAAAGCTTGTTCTAAAGATTTAGCCTCTGATTTCTCCGAAGTTGTCCAGTATACATTTACTTGTTCAAGATTTGCTAGGGTTTTGATCCAGTGCCCACCCCTGTGCGGCTTAGAATCTCCTAATTTTGCCTTGTAGTATTCATTTACCCGTTTTTTCAAAGAAGAGCCGGTCATACCAATGTAAAGGATTGTTTCATCTGGAAGCCAAAACGTTTTTAACCTCTCTACTAAACTCTCAGAAGTGGACTTCCATACTGAAGGGCAAAGATATGACATAAATAATCCGTTAGCCAGGCTCTCTATGTCAACATCATCATAATATATTTTTCTCCCATTCGTGATTCTAAATTGCTTCAGTCTCAACGTCGGAACATAGGCGACCCAATCACAAACTTTCGGATTTGATATAGGTGCGTTATCTAATCCTACGATTTTAGTTGCGCTATCTGTAATAGCAACAACATAAACACCCGGTTGCCTGCAATCGATAGATTGTCCCCACTTGACCTGACCCATAATCTCTTTTCCATTAATCTTGAATAATTGTTCAACACTGATTGGCATAAGAACCCTCCTGTATGGATTAATTCTATCGAACCAAACCATAACAGAGTTTGTTAAATATGTCAATATAAAATTAAAAAATAATAAAATATAATTCGCTTACCAAATAACAAGATGCTATAGTATCAACAATCCGCGCTCATTATAAACAGACTCTGAATTCCCCGAACCGCACCGTATCGCTCTATCCAAAGCCATGATGGTTGCTACAGCACCATCAATTTTCTCTGTGGATTTCTCCTTATCTGCCTTTATGTTTCCTGCCGGATCTGTGCGAATGAAAATGTTATCCATCATCCATCGCAGAATTGGGTGTCCTCCATGGGCTATCCTCTGTTCATACGTCAGTTTCATTAACTCCTTCGTTGGAGGAGACATATCTTTAAAACCTTGACCGAATGGTACCACCGTGAAGCCAAGGTTTTCTAAATTCTGTGTCATTTGCACTGCTCCCCAGCGGTCAAACGCAATTTCTCGTATGTTGTATTTTGTGCCTAACTCTTCAATAAAAGCTTCAATAAAGCCGTAATGCACAACATTTCCTTCAGTGGTTAAAAGGTAACCTTGCTTCTTCCAGACATCATAGTTGACATGATCACGCTTGACCCGAAGATCAATATTATCCTCCGGCATCCAAAAATATGGCAAGATATGATACTTGTCATCTTCATCTATGGGAGGAAACACTAAAGCGAATGCTGTGATATCGGTGCTGCTGGATAAGTCTAGTCCGCCATAGCAAACTCGTCCATGCAGTGCTTTTGGATTAACAGTGAACGAACAAGCATCCCATTTCTCCATCGGCATCCAACGCACCGCTTGTTTCACCCACTGGTTCAAGCGTAGCTGCCGAAAGCTGTTCTCCTCGGCTGGGTTCTGCCTTGCTGATTCAAAAGCCGCTTTCACCTTATCCATGGTAACAGTGATGCCTAACGATGGATTTGCTTTCTTCCAGATTTTTGGGTCCGTCCAATCATCTTCAACTGCGGCGCCATAGATCACCGGATAGAAGGTCGGGTCGGTCTTTCTGCCATCGATAATATCCAAAGCTTTCTGATGAACTTCCCAGCAAATGCTGTTTTGATTGTCTCCAGCTGTGGTAATCAAGAAATAGAGTGGTTGAGTTCTCGCATCGCCAGAACCCTTAGTCATAACATCAAAGAGCTTCCGATTGGGTTGAGTGTGCAACTCATCGAAAACAACACCATGCGTGTTAAAACCATGCTTGTTGCTGACATCAGCCGAGAGTACCTGATAAATACTGCCTGTCGGTTGGTAAATTAATCGCTTCATCGAATCCAGGATTTTCACTCGCTTGGAAAGGGCAGGGGACATGCGCACCATATCAGCAGCCACATTGAAGACAATCGAGGCTTGGTTTCTATCCGCAGCACAACCATATACTTCGGCACGTTCTTCGTTGTCCCCACAGGTGAGCAACAGGGCTACCGCCGCAGCAAGCTCCGAGTTGTGTGT